CAACTCGAATTCTCGAATCAGAGCTTCGGGTTGGAACCGCTGACAATGATGTCAACGCCATCATGACCAACGGTACAATCCCTGAAGGTTATGCGGTCAATCATTATCTCACGGACACAAATGCTTGGTTCATTCGCACTGATGTGCCGAATGGTATGAAGCACTTTGAACGTGCTCCAATGACGACCGCTATGGACGGTGACTTCCAAACGGGTAACGTGCGCTACAAAGCGCGTGAGCGTTATTCCTTCGGTGTTTCCGATCCTCTTGGAATTTTCGGTTCGCCCGGAGCTTCCTAACCCGGTGAGGGGGAGGGTTCGCCCTCCCCTTCTTTTTTTTAATTGTCGTAATGGCGTTTATGCGCTGGTTCAAGGAGAACTGTTATGGCAACGACACACTTTACGAATGGGGTTTCCAATCAAACGGTAGGTAATCCGCTGTATGATTATCCGTATTTGGACCCATTCAAGTTTTACACTTACGCTAATGATTTTTTCACTTATCATGCTGACGAGTGGACAATCACCACTACAGAGGGCGGCTCTGGTAATGCATCAGAAGCTTTAACTTCTTCTGCTGGTGGCGCGTTGCTCGTTACCAATGACGATGCTGATAATGATGCTGATTTCTTTAACCTAAAAGGCGAAGGCTTTAAATACGATTCTACAAAACGTATGTTTTTTAAAGCTCGTTTTAAGGTTAGCGATGCCACTCAATCCGACATTGTGATGGGTCTTCAGATAACGGACACAACCCCTCTTGATGTTACTGATGGCATTTTCTTCCAAAAAGATGATGGCGATACAAATATCGATTTTCATCTGGAAAAAAATAATTCAGCTACGTCTAATGCTGCCGTTGGAACGCTGGCAGATGATACGTTTATCACTGTTGCGTTTGCTTATGACCCCAATGGAAATGCTGGTTCTGGTTCTTTCAGCGTCTTTGTTGACGACTCGAAAGTAGCGGAGCAAACCACCTTAACGAATGTCCCTGATGATGAAGAGCTTACGGTCTCTTTCGGCATTCAAAACGGTGCTGCTGCCGCAAAAACCATGACACTAGATTTTATTATCGCTGCTGTTGAGCGATAGGGTTGGGTTGAGGGGGGTTTCCCCCTCTTTCCCTTTAGGGGGTTAATATGGCAGATGCTGTAAATGTCACCACTATCGAAGATGGAGAGCGGCAGCTTGTTGTTCAATTAACAAATCTGTCTGATAGCACTGGTGAATCTAAGGTAACTAAAATTGATGTGTCTGGATTAAATACCAGCGCTACCGGACAATCGTGTAACGAGCTTCGTATTCAAGAAATATGGGCGCAAGTTCATGGTTTTGATGGGGTTCAGCTTTGGTATGATGCGGATACTGACGTAGTTGCCTTCAATGCTGGCGTTGGTTGGACTTATCAAGATTTTTCCAATGTGGGCGGGTTGAAGATGTATGGCACCAATGCGACTGGTGACATCCTTCTTTCTACTTTGGGAACAGAAGCGTCCGGTGATGCCTATCAGATCGTTATTCGGGCGGTGAAGTATTACGCCTAATGGGGATGGGGCCAGATATAATATGGAACGCGATATTAAGTATATGCGTTCCTGTTTTTGTATTTTGGCTCCGTTCTTTAGGGCAGAGATTTGATAGGATGGACGCTGAAATAAACAGTTTTCGCGTTGCGCTCTCTAAAACTAGAGAAAAAATGGCACATAATTATGTGACCAAAACTGATCTTCAGGATGACATCAAGTCAATTATGCTTAGGTTTGATAGGCTTGAGGAAAAATTTGACAAGATACTGACTGAGAGATTGTCAAGAATGTAGGTTTACAATGGCAGCAAGAAAAAAGCGCGGGACTGGTATGAAGGGTATGACCATTAAAGGCGGTCATAAGCGTCCTACTAAATCGGGCGCTGGTATGACTGCTAAGGGCGTAGCCAAGTACAGGCGTCAAAATCCGGGAAGCAAGCTCAAGACTGCTGTTACCGAAAAAAAACCTAAATCAAAAGCTAGGGCAAATCGTCGCAAATCTTTTTGCGCTCGTAGTGCTGGGCAAATGAAAAAATTTCCTAAGGCTGCTAAGAATAAAAATAGCAGACTACGTCAAGCTAGACGTAGATGGAGATGCTAATGGCTGTGAGCAAAAAATCTTCTGCAAAAAAGAAATCACCCGCTCGTAAGTCTTCGGCTAAAAAAAGTCGTGTTAATGAGGCGGGTAATTACACAAAACCTGCTATGCGTAAGCGATTGTTTAGTAGAATAAAGTCTGGTGGCAAAGGGGGCAAACCGGGCCAGTGGAGCGCAAGAAAAGCTCAGATGTTAGCAAAAGCTTATAAAAAAGCTGGTGGTGGGTACAGAGATTAATGTCAAAGCGTAAACCTCAAAAGAGTTTAACAAAATGGACAAAGCAAAGGTGGAGAACGAAGTCTGGGAAACCTTCGGGCAAAACGGGAGAAAGATACTTACCGGAGAAGGCCATCGAATCGTTATCCCCTCAGGAGTATGCAGCGACCACCAAAGCAAAGCGCCGGGGAACTGCTGCCGGGCAACAACACGTAAAGCAACCAAAAAAAATAGCTAAAAAAACAGCTAGGCATCGTAAATAATGGTTATGTCCAGAAGTCAAATGAGAAACCAATTAAAGGGTTCAAAAAAACAAGTTGATCTTAAAAAACGAAAAAAGTCCAAGTCTTCTAAAAAGGTAAAGAAGAAGTGAATACTAAGAATGCTGTTGTTTATAAAGAACTGCGATCTTGGTCTAGTTCTGTTTTAGAAGTGCCAAATCCACATTTGGCTGGGTTACCTGCTTGCCCTTATGCAAAAAAGTCATGGTCAGAAAATCGTATTGATGTGCTGGTTGGAGAAAGTGTCTTAGATTTAAAAAAAGCAACAGCCTTATATAACCCAATTTCTACAGATATATTAATATGGGTTAGTTTTAACCTTGGTCGTCAAAATTTGTGGGAGCGCTGGGTTAATTTGTGGAATAAAAAAAATGTTAAAAGCGACGTTCATCTAATGTTGTTTCACCCTGATTATCCGCCATCAGAGGACAATGAGGATTTTTTAACCGATAACGAGTGGGAATCGTCTCTTGATGATTATGTTATGATTTTTATTCAATCCCTGTCCGGTCTTAATAAAGCAAGTGTAGCGCTGGAAGGGATTGGGTATTATAATCATTTCTCAGATCATCTTTATGAAACTTTGGTTTTGGACAGAAGGAGAGCTTGCGATGGCAATGGGTAAAAAGAAAATGGCTAAGAAGAAAAAGACAATGAAGAAAGTCATGGCGCGTGGCGGCATGAAAAAAGTTATGATGCGTGGCGGCACTAAATCTATGAAGAAAAAGAAGTAATTAAATGGCTACCAGCGGTACATCAAATTTTACCCTAGATATCTTGGATATCTGCGAAGAGGCCTATGAAAGGGCTGGGGTTGAGATGCGTAGTGGTTACGAGCTTAAAACGGCTCGACGCAGCTTAGACCTTATGTCTCTCGAATGGATTAATCGTGGGATTAATTTGTGGACTATTGAGGAGGGTACCCTTGCGATAACCGCTGGTACAGCCACTTACAGTTTCCCGGCAGGAACTATTGATTTTATTGATCATCACATTAGGACAAATGCGGGTAGCACAGCTAATCAGTCAGATTCTACTTTAACAAGAATTAGCCCGTCAACATTTGCTAATATCCCCAATAAATTAACTCAGGGGAAACCTTTGCAAATTTACATACAAAGGACTAATTCCCCGCAATTTACTCTTTGGCCTGTGCCAGATAGCACAGAAACTTATACCTTAGCGTTTTTGCGGATTAAGAGAATTGAGGATGTCGGAACAAAAGGTTCTAATAATTATGACGCCCCTGAGCGTTGGCTCCCGGCCCTAACGGCTGGCCTTGCGTATTATGTTTCTATGAAAAATCCAGAAACGCAGGAAAGAACGGCTGGTTTAAAACAAGTTTATGATGAGCAATTTAATTTTGCCGCTGGAGAGGACCGTGTAAAGGCTGGAATAAGAATAACTCCGGGGGGATATAACATATAATGTCTTACGCTTCTGGTAAGTATGCGCTTGGTATTTGTGATCGTAGCGGTTTTACATACAAATTGAAGGATTTGGTGTATGAGGTGCAGGACGGTAAAAATACAGGTTTGCGTGTAGGGCGAGATATGCTGGACCCGGATCATCCTCAAAATTTTTTAGGTAGATTTCCGGTAGATGATTTTCAAGCGTTACAAGGAGCGAGGCCAGACAACAGGTTAGATTCTTCTTCAAATGCTTCTGCTAATTGGAACCCTGTCGGAGATAGAAACACTTTGGCAGATGCCTATGGTTTTTCTACTGAAGATAGCCTACAGGCTACGGGGTCTGTAGGTTCTGTTACGGTTTCAGTTTAATGACTGGCTTTAGCGAAGACATATCGTTGATGCAAAAGGCTGCTGCTGATCCTAATGTTTTTTATTTTGTTAGCGTTGATGGTTCAGAAGATCAAAATGCTAAAGTTTTAGTGGAGTTTTCTGGTTTATCAGATTTGGATCATGCTATGTGGTTTGGGAAATATGTTTCTTTGTTGTTAAAAATGAACGACTTTTCTGGTTATTCTGAATTGCCTAATTGAGAGTAGATCATGAATTACACGCAATTAAAAACAGCTATTCAGGATTACACGCAAAGCAGCGAAAGCTCTTTTGTCACCAATATAGATACGTTTATTGCTCAAGCTGAAAATCGTTTGTTTTTTGATATCGATGTGCCTGACTTCCACAAAAATGTTACTGGCACAATGACAACGAATAATACGTTTCTTCAAAAGCCATCTGATATATTTAAAACTTACTCTTTGGCAATTATTCAAACTGGCAATGTTTACAGTTATCTTTTGCCTAAGGATGTTTCCTTTATCAGAGAGGCATTCCCTGACACTGATGATACGGGCTTACCAAGTTATTATGGTAATTTTGATGACTTGTTTTTTATCGTAGCCCCCGTTCCAGATCAGGATTATACGGTAGAGCTTCATTACAAATTCCAACCTAATGTGCTTTCTTCTACTAATGAAACTAGCTGGTTTGGAGACAATGCAGAAGCAGCGTTGTTGTACGGCACTTTGGTTGAGGCGTATACATACCTAAAGGGTGAGCAAGATATTATGGCGTTTTATCTTCAAAGGTATCAAGAGGCGCTTCAGGCCCTTCAGAAGTACGGAACTTTTGAGGTTAATATGGATTCGTACCGTAATACCATGAGGTTGACAGCATGAGTTTTCGTATTACTGACGCATTATCTACTGGCGAAATTCCTTCAGTATTTGTTGAAACAAGCTCAAACGGTGGTTTGTCAGCGGATCAAATAGCTGATTTATGTTGTCGTAAGCTAATTTACGTTTCTGATAACGCGCCTTCAGAAATACGAGATCAAGCTAATGAGTTTAAAGAACGTGTAGAAAATGTTGTTTTGGGGTATATTAAAGAGGCTATGAGGGCAGAGCGAGATCGTTGTGTTCATATCGCTTCTGTTGGTGGTTATGATGATCTCGCAAATCTGTTGAGGAGAGCGTAATGGCGTTTAGCGGAAATTTTATGTGTACATCTTTCAAGAAGGAACTTCTTGAAGCTGTTCATAATTTTAAAAATAGTGGCGGGAGCACTTTTAAATTAGCGATGTATACAAATTCCGCTAGTTTTACTGCTGCTACTACAGCGTATACCACCAGCAATGAAGTGAGTGGGACCGGGTATTCCGCTGGCGGCGGAACCCTAACAAGGGTTAACCCCTCTAGTAGTGGTACTACTGGGTTTACGGATTTTTCTGATCTTACGTTTTCCTCTTCTACTATCACGGCTCGCGGTGCTTTAATATATAATGATTCTGCGAGTGGTGACCCAACGGTTGTTGTTCTGGATTTTGGCGGCGATAAAAGTAGCTCTTCTGGGGA